TCTTCCCAGTAGTCACAGATCCAATTACCTGTTACTGTATAGATTCCAGCATTCTCATAGTCGAGCTCCATGGAATTTATGGCCTGGCTTAAAAAACAAGAAGGTATTCTGATCCTTCTAAAAACGTCCCCTCTTTTATTGAAAATCGAGATGAGCATTGAACCAACATAATCTGTTTTTAGTCCCATTGCACCAGTTAGAGGATTGTATATTAAATCAGACCATTGCCTTAAAATTTTATAAACAGTCATCGAGTTTGCATCATTTAGATTTATCTCAAACTCAATAGCTAGGGTCATATCAGATGTAGATGGTTCACCCCCTGCATAACGTCTAGATGCAAATTTATAATTCTGAGTAACTGAATCATTTGGTAAGATATCAACAGCTAAACCAGTTATACTTTTCACCTGTTGGGTTAAGATCTGTTCACCTCTAAAGGATAAACTAGAATCTACGATGCCAGAGGGAGGGTTTATTAAAACCTCAAATTGATTTAAATAAACAGGTTCGAAGTTGTTTATTGCTGCCCTAGAATTTGTATAATGTGGTAAACCAGCCATTTTTTATATTGCTTTTTTAAAGGAATTGATCATCCCAGTAATCTACTGCCCAGACCATATCAGTTATCTTAAAAATATCTGCCGAGGTATAATTAAGGTTCATCGCTGTTATCGGTTTGGTCGGATAAGTGTCCCTGCAAGTTATTCTTCTAAAAACGTCGCCGGTCTTATTAAATATCGAGACCACTATAGTTCCAGTGTAATCCGTTTTTAAGCCCATAGCACCAGTTAAAGGATTGTAGACCAAATCAGACCATTGTCTTAATGTTTTAAAGACATACATAGAGTTGGCATCGTTCAAGTTAACGGTAAAAGTTAAACTTAAATCCATGTATGTGTTATCTGGTTTAGCCCCAGCATAATTTCTTTTGGCAAATTTGTATTTCTGAGTAGCTAAACCTGGATTTTTATCTAGAGAAAGACCACTAACCTTTGTAACATGTTGCAAAAGAATCTCACCACCAACAACAGCAGCTGGGGGTAAGATAGTAATCTCGAACTGGTTTAAATAAACCGGTTCAAATTTATTAATCGCTGATAGCGAATTTTGATAGTGTGGTAAGCCTGCCATTTGTTTATTTATCTTTTGTCTCTAGATTTATAAAATTCGATTAAACGAACTGTACGAATCCACCCGCTGCTATTCCCCCAGTTCTTGTTACTGTTACTCTGTTTATGAACTTCTGTATTCCTCTAGCTGGTTCTATTATTACATCGATTACACCCATATTCATATCAATGATAGCAGGGGTATTATTAGATGCATCCATTATTGTTTGGTAGGCGTAAACTCCCCCTCCCGATCTTACACCATCTAGATAATTATCAACAAGTGTTTTAATTTCAAGTCTAATTGAGTCATCGTTAAAATCAAACAAATAGTTAGCCAATATCGTTTCAACATCACTTTCAATGCTTATCAATAAATCTCTAACATGAACAAGATTGAAAGCAGAATTTACAGTTTGGTATGCTGTCTGATTTCCAAAGATAACTACTCCTATACCTCTCTTCTTAATGATTGGATTTATTCCAAAAGGCTCTAAATTTTCTCTATCTTCTGTGCTAAAATCATATTCAAGTCCTACTATACTTCCCCCGCTTATAGCTCCTCTTTTCTGCCCTGCAACAATTGCATAAGGTTCTCCGTTAGCAAATTTTCTTACGAAGTTGTTCGAAACGTAAGCCGAAGGAGGAACGTTTATGTTTTTATTATTCTCCCTGATAGTTATGTAGGGTGCATAAAAGGCTGCAAACTTAGCTCCATCGCCTTCTGTAGGTAAACTAAAGGTATAGCTTGGATTTAGTGAAAGATTACCGCCAGAGGCTATGTAGGCTGTGTTTAAAGTAGGGTACGGATTCGTCGCAGTAGGTGCATTTGTAAATCTAGGATCTGTGCTCTCCTGGAACTGTGCCATAGATGGAGCATTTATTATTGCCAAAGCCTGTTGTCTCAATTGTGCCAATCTGCTATATTGGAATTTAGAGCTAGGCCCGATTATTCCGTTAAACGAATCTATTATGTAGCGGAAGGAGATAACATCCTTCTGTGCAAGGGTCTTAGCAAGATTTGTATCATAAAGAACATCTAAGATCTGTTCAACTCTAGCATCCGATCCATTTGGCTTGTGTGTATCTTGCAAGGTAAATCCAGCAAGGTATGTGAAATCAAAAGATCTTGTAAATTGAGCAATAGAGAAAAATTTCTGAACTCTTAATCCCCCGCCATCTCCAGAGTAGTATAAAACAGGTCTAGCTGATATTACTCTATAAACTCCAGAAGTTGTTGTTCTTGAAACTACGGTAATTTTAGCTAATCTGTTTTGTCTATTTCCTGTAGTTGGAGTACATATGTTTAAATCGGTAGAAACAACCAAATCGCCAACAGAGAAAGGTACTGATCCATCAGGAAGCTCGCTTACTAAGAAGGTTGTAACATCCTCTCTTGTACAATCTATAAAATCGTTTATATTACCGTTAGCAGAAACAATATCAAATTTATTATATGACACCGTGAATCCTATGTTGTCACTTGCGTACATCGACCCAAAAGAAGGTACGTTAGTGATGGAAACACCTGTTAGAGAGTTACTTGTATGAGCTCTTGAGTTTACATAGTTAAACTGATCCTTATCTACTTGTTTTTCAAAACTTAAATACTGAACTGATGACCCGGCAGAATTCAGCCAAATCTCATCGCCGTCAGCTAAAACCTCATATTCAACATCAGAGTATAGTGTCGTATTGATATACCCTTGTAAAACATTTGAATAACCTATAGGAGCATTAGGTCCAGTTACCCCTGCTGGTGTTTGTGTGTTTACTACATCAACAAAGTCAGAGTCTCCAAATTGATAAGCATCCGTCCAGAATGGCTTGTTACTTCCCGATGCACCTGTATTATAAGAAGTCAATGTATATGTAGGAGCGATAACAATTCCTTGAGCTCTGTATGTTGCCGTATCTAAAGGATGACTCCAAATAATTCTAAGCTCACCACTAACATCTCTTGTTCCTGTTACTTTAAGCTTTACCAAATCATATTCAGAAAACTGGGATATTAAAGATCCAGTTGCTCCAGAAAGTCCAGTAACTACCCCTAAAACAAACTTTTGATCAGATGATGTGTTTACTGTAAGAAATGATTTAAGCTCATTTTTTTGAGCAGCAGAAGATATACCACCATTTGCAGAGGTAGTACCGCTTGTCTCTAAATAGTGTAATCCCCCATCAAATAAAGAGGAGTTATACGGCAGAAATGATTGGTATATAACACCAGCTGTGGCTCCTGAATTTATAGTGAAGAGCGTACCGACTTTACCGCCTGAATAGGATCCAGAGGCACCATTAGGGCTGATGTATCCAGTACTTCCTGTTACACCTATCACATTCTGTGTGTATAATTGGTCAGTTACAAGGGGTTGATCGTAGCTTAAGAAATTAAGCTGCGGGTTAGCTAAATCACGATCCCCAGAAAGCTCATCAATTAGATTATTTCCAACTAGATCTATCTTGAAAGGATTGTTACAAATGTCTTCAAAAGCGTTTTCGTCTATAGCGCAGAATAATCCAGTTGTTGGGGTCTGAGCATTTACAAGTGTTTGGATATACTGATTAACACCATTTAAGTTAACGAAATCAGGAATGATACACCCCGTAACAGATGCGATTATATTCACATCTTGTTGATTTAAAAAGGAATCGATCCTGTCTTTTATAAAACCATTAGGGGTAAACCAAAATGCCCACTTTGGATCAACAGATAAAGAGGCGTAGTCTGTCCAATTACCTGATACTGCTATCACATCAATAAAGTAATCTGATATGTAATCATAGGGGTGCATAAAAGTAGGAACATTATCCGCACCATACCAATCTATAGCAAAGATATCAAAGCCAGTAAGAGGTCTAGAAGAATCGGTTGATTTCCTAGTAATAACACTTACAGAGGTTCTTCCTAAATTAGTTAAGCTAAACAATCTTCCTGTATCAGGAACGCTTAATGTTGCTAAAAAATACTTAGGGTCAGCAAACCAGAATCTTTCCTTATTATAGAAAGATGAATAAAGTACTTCTGTTAAAACACCATTAGACTGCTCAGTATCTAATGAGTATGAAAAATATGTGTCTATATCGGGATTAGAAGAATCTAAATCGTCATTTAATTTCAATAAATTAAGTCCAAAAACAGGTCCAGTATTTAAACAGGTTAGGATTGATCTCTGGAAAAAGCTTCCCATATTTTCAAGTGACCGATCAATGTCACCGTAGACTTGTAACAGAGTTGTTGCGTCTGGGATGTAAACAGGTGTGTTAAACGGTCCTTTGTTTGAAAATCCTACGACTAGTCTAATAGTCTGTGATGTCAGGATGACATTTTGCGAGGCATCAAACTCAAGCGTGTAGACACCAGATGCTTTAAACTGGGAATAGTCTATCTTTATCTTATTTGCCATTATTACTCAAGATGTTTTTTTCTTCTTAAAGTATATATCAAAATACCTAGATGAATATTGGGGGAGATTTGGGATACTTCTAAATGAGCTTACTGAAATCTGTATAGCTTTTTCCCTCTTTTGTTGATACACTTCTTCTAGAAAAAGGATCCATTGGATTATATCCTGAATTAGATTGGTCGCTTCCTTCTATTTTCTTCTGCATTAATTCTTTATAAGGTCCCTCCATTTCATCATAAAGCTCCCCAACTAAATCTGAAAAGTCCCTACCTTCAAATAAGGGCGATAGATTAACTAGAGTCATAGCCACATCATCATGTCCAGTTTGGCTTGAGTAGGTTCCACTATTATTTAAGCCAAAAGTAAATAATTCAGGGACTGTCCATTTTTTTTCATTCACCATGATCCTATTTTCTTTCACTAGGCCTCTTAGCAATTCGCAATACTGCATTTTGTTTTTTTGGTTGTACTTAATACCAGGTTTTAATGTTTTTGCGCTTTCTGTGTGTTTCGTAAACAGAAACATCCCGTCAAAAAAATCATCATTCTGACACAACTTATCATAAAGGAGTTCTCCTTTATAGTTCATCTCTATTACAAGCTTTGTTCTTTCTAAGCCAAGAACGTCTACTACTAAGGAATTTACAAGTTCTACTAAATTCTCTAATTTGATCTCATTGTCTCTAAAAACACCTACCTGCACAAGGCCAAAAAAATCAGTCTCATTATCGAAAGTTGTTATTTTTTCAATTATCGACATCGGAAGTGGTGTTGCTTTGAAAATATTAATCACAGTGAAATCACCTTTTCCTCCCCCGCTCAGATCTATGCTCAACACAAATTTTTTACCACCAGAATTAGCAAGATCTATTTGAAACTTAGGGTGCCAAATAAGATTTTCATAGTTGAGATCGAGATCATGTAGGGGACTTAGCTCTCTCCAGAAATATTCAGTTTCTATTGACTTTATTTTCTTAAGCTCGTTTGATCCTAATAACAAAGAGGAGGAGCTAAGGAATTGATTACCATATTCTTGATTAAAAAGCTCCTCACTTCCAAGGTTTCCGATCTCTGCCTGTTTCCATGCTTCATCCCTTCCTGGAACTTGCCACCAATCAACACGTATTGGGTTGAACGTGTTAGTCGAATCTAGAGCACCTTGATAGATCTCATAAAATTTATTTAACCCATTAGGTGTAGATGTTACAATAATCCGAGAAACCTTAGACGAAGACACCGTGGGGTATGTTGATCTGAAAAAAGCCTCTATAAAATTTGGATTGATGTGAGCAAACTCATCCATGTACAAAAAATGGATGGTAAAACCAATACCAGATGTTTTAGTTGTTGTTTTAGCTAATATTCTACACCCGTTATCAAATCTCATAGACATCACGTTATTCACAAGCATCCCCGGTTTGAGAAAAAATGGCAATCCCTTTATTATTGTTTTAATTTTGTCCATTAGCTCTTCAGCGGTGTCCCCGACGTTTGCAAGGATCATAGCGTTTTTATCGTGATTGAAGAGTAAATACCAAACTAGAAAAACTGAGGATATTATCGATTTACCTACTTGTCTAGGAGCAAGGAAAACATTGAATCTATGGGATTGATATTCTCTAAGAACAGATTGCTGGTAGTCTCTAAGGTCTAAAAAGTTGAGCCCGTTATCGGTCATCACTTGACAATACTTAGAAAAATATATTACGTCCTGAGCGCATTTCTTCATTTCTATTATCTCCTCACTAGTGTACTCCCATAAAAGATTTGCTCTTTTTAAATCAGGATTGTTATCGTAAAAAGGATTCTCTACGCTTTTATAATCGAGTCCCTCCTCGTCAACTCTTCTGAGTAAATCGTCAATTCTCTCGGTTGACCAGTAACTGGAATCCTGAGAGTATTCTATTTCTTCTTCTAAAAAATCTTGCATTATTCTAAAATTTCATCTTCTAAGGTAAAATCTGAAGTTCCGTTATCATCGTTATCATAGTCAGATTCTTTGGTTTGATTCATCTCTTTTTTTAATCTGGCGTTTACTATTGAATTAGGATTTTCCTCTAATGGCTTTACGTCTACTATTTCAGACCCCAATATATCTCTCAATCCCTCCATCAGTCCCTTAGTTCCTCTAGATTTTAATCCGCCTGGTACATTTGAGATCTTTCCGGGTGAGAAGTTTCCATCAGATCCTTCCTGCTCCATTACCACACCACCGGAGAGTCTTTTCTCCTCAACCTCCATTTTTGTTTTCTTATAGCTTCCCTCCATTTTATCAAGGTACTGCTGGAGGTCTTTAGGCATTTGCATGATCTGCGATTGCAACTGTGCT